GACATTCCTGATTGTAATAAACTTTGAAGAATAACCTCTTCTTCAGGTGTCATTTTCATATTCATATTTACATCTGTTTCTGCACCTGTCATTTTTGGAGATTGTAATTCACCTTCACGAATTGCTGCCATTTCGCCTTCACGAACTGCTGAACCAGGATCGACCGAAAAATTTTTCATTTCGCCCTCTCTCATTACACTTTTATCATGTTCTGCCATCTAATAACTCCTCTTGTCTTTTAGCATCATTTTTTTCTCTTTCTAGTTGTAGTTCTAATTCTAGCTCTTTGACTTTATTTTGTAAATCTTGATTTGCTTTTGCTTGCTCAATGTCTATATCTTGTTGTGCTTTAGCTTGTTTGATATCAAGGTCTTGCTTAGCTTTTGCCCTATCTATTTCCATAGTATTTTTAGTTCTCATTTGAGCAAGTTGTGCTTCAAGTTGGGCAAGTTGTGCTGCATAATCTAATGGATTTTGTTTCTGACCTTGCATAGCCATCAATGGTTTTATAGCTTCCATTACTGGTGCTTTGGCTACAACTTCAGCTGCTTTTTGACTTATTATCATATCAAGTTGTGGGTCTATATCTTCAAATTTAAATTTAGGATCACGAACATCAGGCATATTTGGTAATGTCATATTTATTCCTGCCTGCATTCTTTGTCTATAAAGTAATGCCACATGCTCAGCTATATGTGCTATTAAGATAGGAAGTAATCCTCTAGTGCCTTGATTACCACCTAATGATGGGTCTTGTATAAATTGTAAATGAACTGCTATATGAGATTCATGATCTTGCTCAGGAAATGCTCTTATAGGTTTTCCATACATCACTGACATATTCTCATCAATAGGGTCGAGCCTTGAACCCTTTTCTGGCTCTTTTAATATCTCATCTATATTATTAATTCTTATCGCTTCAAGCATTCTTTTGTTAGCTTCATATTGATCATATAGTTGAGGGTTAGCACTAGCCATTTGAAGTATCGCTTGTCCTTGTGCAATCCTTTGTGCTGTGCTAAATATATTTGGGTCGCTTACAGGTATGATATCAATTTTATCATCGAAGTCTTTAGCAAATATTACAGAGTTTTTACCATGTGCTGAAAATTTTACTTCATCATTTAAATAAACTGCATTCAATTTTGATAATAATTTAAACTCTTGACCTTGCGAATAATGTAATCTTTTATGTATTGCACTGAATGCTTTACTACCTTGCTCTATTAAAGCAACTGTTGAGCCGACTGGTGCATTAGGGTTTACATCGCCTACATTTAAATCTGCTGTGCTTGCAAACCTCCTTCCTGCATCTTGTATTGCATTCATCAATTGGAATAAAGTTCCTGAGGGTTCTTTAAATGGTAATGGCATTATAGCTTTGTTAACGTCATCTACAGTGGCATCAAGGTCTGCAAACTCTCCTGGATTTATCTGCATTTCACCACCAGTTACTCTGCCTTTTAACTTAAATCCACCTTGCATATTTGCAAAAGCTGCTGAATCTAATAATGCTCTTAATGCACCTGTTGCTGCTTTACCTAATCCACCTATCATATGGTATAAACCGAATCCATAGAAACCTGTGCTTGGCAAAAATTTATAACTTACAAACCAATCTCTTCTTTTCTTTTGCTCATCATCTTCGTTCCAGTTTCTTCTTATAGCTACTATTTTTTCTGCATCGTAATCTATCGTAATAACATAAGGTAATGCAATTATGTCTTTATCATCTTCATCTTCTATACCATCTATGCCATCAAATTTTTCGTATACGTGCATTTCTAGTAAAGTCATCATTTCATCAGATGTGTCGCCATAAGGATCAACTCCTTCGACTTTGCTTCCTGTGTCTCCACTTGGGTCAATATCATCAGATGTGTAATCACTTTGTAAATACAAACCTGATTCAACATATTTGTTATACTCATTTTTAGGCATTCTAATGACATGAGTATATCTTGAAGCTGTAAATAAATCTTTACTCTCTGGTGATACTACGAAATCTTCTGCTTTCACAAACTGTGAACATTGTCTATCTAAATTAGAATCCCACCAAACCTTTTTAAAAGTATGACCGATTAATGGTAATTGAAATAACATTTGATCTAAATCAGGAAAATACTCAGGCATTTGTTGAGTAATTTGATAGTTCATAAAATCTCTGACCCTTTTAGCTTGTTCCTCTAAGTCTTCATTTGGTTCGCCAATTATAACTGTTTTAACTGGACCACCACTTGGATATAATTCTGCTATCGCCCTAGCATTAAACTGTGTCGCTGCTTCTGATATTAATGGGTGGATTACTGTAGAAAGTCCTCTACTTGCTCTTTGGTTTTCTTCTTCTTCTTGACCACCTGAAGGATCAAGAGTTTCTAAACCTTGTTTATATCTTTCTTCCCACTCTGCTCTAGCTGATGTATCTGATTCATAGCTATGTACTAGATGCCCTGCCTTTTTGACTAATTCGTTTTCGTCTATAGTTTCTGCTAGGTTTTCGTTAAATGTTGTGTCTATATCTTTTACTTGATCTAATGCAGGATCGCCAATTAATACTTCATTATTGCCTATCTTTTCTACTTGCAATTCATCTGATGGCATACCTTCTGCAAATGGTATTACTTTTGGTTCTTTAGCCATATATGGTCATCCTCTTTTCCTCATTGACTTCATCTTCGTCATAATCTGTAGTATGTGTAATAAACCAACCTTTTCTTAATCTTAACCATGCTTGTGTGCATGTGTCTACTATATCATCATTATCTCCTGCTGGAAAGACTGAACATATATCAATTAAATTCTTTGCCCATTTTTTCCCTCTTGGATAAAATATTCTGCCATCTTCCAGTAAAGCACTACTAGCATGTGCCCTTGCTATTTTATCTCTATCTGGATTATATGCTAAAACTGGTATTCCTGCCATCCTTAAATCTTGTAATAAACTTTGACCACTTGCTTTCTTCTCTATTAACACTGCATCAGGTTGCCAATCATCATATGCTTCTTGAGCAAGTTTCCTTAAATCAGGATAAGAAACCTTATCATACCACATTTCTATAACGATCGCATTTATTTGTCCATCTCTTTTAAATATTCCCCACGTTGTCCTTGCACTGTAACTGCTTGTTTCTTTTGTGCTAAAAGCTGTATCATATGATTGTACTACATATTCTATGTTTGGTAAATCAGGTTCTGACCATTCTTGCCACCATTCAGCTTTCAAAATACCACCACCTTTAGGCATAGGTCTTTGTTGAAGCTGTCCTGCACTAGCATAAGTTCCTAAACTTTTTTCTAATTTTTTCAAGGTCTTATCGTCTACTCTTGATTTCCAAAGTAAATCGCCTTCCTTTTTTCTTGGGTCTATAAAACCTAAAGTTGACCTTGTAGGTGTAGGGTGTTTCTTTTCATACCTTGCTGGTAAACATAAATGATCCCACTCATTACTTTCATTAGATAGTATGTGACCAGTTAAATCATTTTCATGTACTCTTTGCATTATGATTATAAATGCTCCTGTCTTTGGGTCATTCAATCTTGTTTGCATAGCTTGATCCCACCAATCAAGCACACTTACTCTGACCTTTGAGGATTCTGCTTCTCTTACGTTATGAGGGTCATCAACGACTATGATATCGCCACCTTCACCAGTTAATGCTCCATCAACAGAGGTAGCTATTCTTTGACCATTCTGATCGTTTTCAAATCGTTGTTTTTGATTCTGATCTGTAGTCAGATTAAACATATCACCAAAATATGTTTGATACCATTTACTGTCTATTAATCTTCTACACTTTACACTATCCCTAATTGACAATGAACCTGCATAACTTGCATATAAGAATCTTTTATTAGGTTGAACTGTCCAAGTCCAAGCTGGAAGGGCAACTGCTACTGATATTGATTTCATGTGTCTTGGTGGCACATTTATAATTAATCTTCTAATGTCGCCCTCTACGACTGCTTGAAGATGCTCACTAATGGCATCTATATGCCAGTTATCATAAAACTCCCTTGCAGGCTCTATAGTTTGCCAACTATTCTTTGTGAATAATTTGAGCGACCTTTTCATTTTTTCTGCTCTCACTTGGTTCAATGAGTGCAGATTCAAGTGCTCTTTCAATAACATTGAGGTCATTGTTATTTATCCTTGTTAAATCTAGTACATGCCTTTGTTCTATTATTGTTTCTTTTTCTATTTTATCTTGCCACCCTGCCTGATTCTTTAAATAAAATATCATTGCAGTATTATCGCCCTCTCTAGCTTTATTGAATAAAGCATTAGTGATTGTAGCTATACCTTTGTTTTTTCCTCTTTTTATAGCATCCGAAAACTCCGAAAATTTACTCTGTTTATCATACAAAGTTGTTTCACTTATTCCTAAAACACTAGCGATTTGTGACATAGTTAAACCTTGAGCAGCATATGCTTCTGCTCTTCTGCATAGTTCATCATCTATAATCATAAGTGGTCTGCCCACTTTTTTTAGCTTTTTTTTACTCATATAAAATTACTTAATATTTTGTTATAATTGTTTTCCATATCATCGTTTGTATCATTAACGAGTATTTCATATCTGTTATCTAAATATTCTTTTATGTTATTAATTTTTGTTTGTCTGCCTTTTATAAATTTTTCTGATTGATTGTCATTTCTGTCTTTGTGCCTACTGTCAGTATGTTTGCTCTCTAATAAATAAACTTTTAAGTCCATACAGTTTTCAACTTTTTTAATAGTCTTGAGATTAAAAAGTCTGTCGCCTTCAAACAATATATTATAACTACTATTATGTTTTTGCCAGTTTTTATTATTTCTGTCTATAAACTCTTCAAAATCTGGCTGAACTGCCATTGATAGTCTATCAGTGCCTGAAAAAACCTCTTTTGCTGAGTACACTCCTAATATAACTAAATGTAACTCTTTGTTATAATGACCATATAATTTTTTAAATTTAAATTGTAACCATGGACTATAATTACTTAAAAAATTTCTCATTAATGTAGTTTTACCTACTGCAGGTTCGCCACCGATTGCTACTATATTGGACATTCTTCCCTCAAAAAAGTTCCTGTTTGTAAAAAATTGCTATATAATTCTTTGTGTATCATCTCAGACATATACAAGTTTTCGTTTAAAAGTTCTTTTCTACCATCCCAAAACACTTGCCAATCGATACCATACCACTCGTCTTGCTCTACTTTTTTTATCTCTTCTGCTTGTCTGTCAAGATAATACCCTAAATACCTACCATCTTTTTCCCTAAATATTTTTTTATAACTACACAAGCACGTTTCTAAGTAATACATATCTGCTACTTCATCTTTTGCTAGATAGTTTACTTGATCATTAAAATATTCAGCATTGTAATTAAGATAAGCTAATTGATCTTTGTTAAGTTTTTTGTTTACCCAATCATCTTTTCCTAATGCCAAACAAAGTCCATTTCTATGTGACTTACTCCCACTGAAATCATCTAGTTTTAAGGTGCTAGGCTCTAACTTAACACCCACACATTGCTTTAATGTTTGCATATAAAACCATGTAGAATATCTGCCAAACTTAAAAAGATTTTGTATGATAGATTCCCAAAGGTAATTAAAGCTATTTTTATCTATATATTTATCAAACTTATCAGTCTGTGTTCCTGATGGATTGTTATGGTTTACCCACCTTTTATAGCTTTCAAATTGATCAGGCAAATAACCTTTGTTGTATTTTGTATCTGTTTGATATCTTAATCTAGAATAGTTTTTATCATTCCATTGTTTGAGTCTGTCTATATCTACTAATTCAAAATCAGGAAATTCATTCCAAATAATCCATGCCGTTGGCAAATGATACGTTGTGCCATATATCCAAGCTATCCAATATTTTTGCTCAAGATTATGTTCAAATCTTTCAAACAGATAATTCAGCATCCATATTGGTGGATCGCAATCTTTATATTTAAGAGACCAGTAATACCATTTTACAAAACCTCTTTGCCTATTTTGTATTTGTCTATAGTCCATCAAATACCTTTACACACCCTCCCTTACCCTTTTTGTACACATTTTTTCTTATGGTAGGGTCTTTAAGATTATACATACCCTCACTGGCTAATTCGCTTTGGATTCTAAACATTGAAAGCTGACAACCTGATTTTTGTTCACCTAACATTTTAAACCCTATGCTTTCATAAAAGATTACTGCATCAGGTTCTGCTGAAACACGATAATACATACATTGATCTATCATGCTTTTGTTTATAGAATGTTGCACTAATTTACTTGCTACACCTTTTCTCCTGTGTTTGTAGAACGTATGAAGCAATTGTAAGTTAGCCACTTTAGGTTCACGTTTGCTGTGAGTGGTGATTATTGCACCCATCAACTCATCATTGTCGAACATGCCGACACAAAACTGCCATTGTTTTTGAAAGTCAGCTTTGCTTACAAATGTTTTAGCAAACTTATCTTCTTGTGAGTCATTTATGTATTTACAAAAAATATCTCTTGAGCATTTATTAAATTGCAACATACTCTCTTTTTTTCTCACCTCTTGACTTATCATATTTCGTGTTGACCCAACCTTTATATTCTTTAGTATCAAAGTTGAAATCAGGAAAGTCATATTCATAATCTCTGAGTGTTTTCCATATTGGTTTTTGATCACCAAGAGCATTTGTCATAAATTGCTCGACAAATTTAAATTGATCTTCTATTTGTTTTCTTTTGATACTAGACCTGAAACACCTAAACTCTATTGTCTGTGTGTGCTTTAAACAATATGTGTTAATAGCATATCGAAATGGTCTACCAGTTGAAACACCATCTTTACCAGTATAATGATGTTTTATGAAGTCATTGAAATTATTAGATAAATTAATTATATTATTGGACATATACTCAGGCATTCTTCTGCCACCATCTAATTTCAAATAAGATGTACAATTAGGTAATGAGGTCATTATTGGTTTAGGTTGAAACTTATAGCATGCTTTAATAACTATATCTTGATTGGTTTGTATATACCTCATAACCTTTTTTAGTTTTTCAATATCTTTTACTAGATCAGGTATATGAATATGCACATGCCCATGATTAACACAACTTGCTGTAGGGTTGTCGCCATTACTTTTAAAGAATTCATATAACTCAAATATTTTATCCACTTGTTCTTTCCATGTAGTGGTAGGTTTCATATTAATTTCACCTCCTGCTGGAGGTTCCTGCCCTAATGGATCACAAGCTATATATTTATATGGCTCATTTAAATTAACTATGTCTGTTTCTGCATATTCCCATTTGCCTAAATGATCAGGTATAGGCAAAGACCTATTGATATCTCCCCACTCAACTTCGAATCCATAAGTCCAGTTGTTCATTGCAAATCTCTTTGTGGTTTTCTAATTAATTGTGTAGTAATCTTAAGGTCACTGCCAATGCAATAGTCCAAACAAGGTTCACATTTAATAATTTTATTATGATCGCAATTTAAATCTGACCTTTTTAAGATGTCTTTTGTCGAGGTTATAATTACACTATCGTCTGTTGTTACATAATATAATGGTCTTTTTTCATTTCTAAAAAAATGCAAAGTTTTTTTAATATTATCATAAATAATACTGGCAATTGAAGCATCAGGAAATTCTAATATGGAGTGTTTGTCCTCTAAATAACTTTTAAGAATAAACTCAGAGTCGTTTTTGGTATAGAATTTATATTTAGTATTATCCCATTTACAACTATCCTCTTGAGTTATAACACCATTGTGTACAATAGTAATATCCTCATTATGTATTGGCTGATTATATTCCAAAGAAGAAGTGCTATACCTCGCATGACCTACTAATATTTTTGTATTTACATTTTCATAATGCATGGCAGTAGCATCTTTAGGTATTATTTTACTTTTTAAAATATCCCCAAATACATAAGAAATACCAGTGGCATGTTGCCCTCTGATTTTTGATTGTTTCATCAAAGAATCAATTAAAGAAACATCTATAACTTTTGTACTTACAATTCCTACTATTCCACACATTATCCTAATATTCTTTTTTTGATTTCATCTGCCCTGTCGATTTCTTCTGGCAACATTACTTTTTTAGTTTCTGTTTTTGCTCTATCAAGTTCATATTGTTTGTTCCCACAATAAATCATTTTTTCTCTGTAATAACAAACGACTGATATTCTTTCGAAATAAGTAATCTTTTTTGCTTCAGTATTTCCATGAACTTCATGCACATCAAACAATGCGACATCGCCATGCCCTATGTTAAGACCTACTCCATATTTAGGTAACACTGTATAGAATCCATCATATTTACCTCTTGAAATGACTCCAAGGTTACCAAAACCCTCTTTCAAATCCCCTGCATCTTTGTGAGCAGCTGTTCTAAAATTTTTGTTAACAGTTACTGTTGTGAATGAGGTATCTTTAATAATAAAATCTTGTGAAGATGCTTCTGCCATAGCTTTTTGTATTTTGTATCTGTGTGGTGCATAATTTTTAAATACATCGTCAATGCACTTTATATAAGGCACACACATATTATACTCGTTAAAAAACTTTTGTGAAAAGGCTGTTGTCCTGCAATAGGGTATTCTAGGATATCTATCCATGTAACCTATCACTGAACTATCCACTGGTATTGCATGCATGGTTTTAGACAAAGTGCCATTTTTAAGTAATGCTCTATACTGATTACCTTTAATTTCTCCTATTACTGCACTACCTATTTTATCTCCTACAGAATAAAGATTTCCAATTTCTCCTGCAGCACTACCTCTATTATTAGTTGGCGATATCGCTTTACGGAATGGTGCTCTAGCATTTTCTAAAGTTTTTTCAGGCACTATATTTTTTTTTAGTACACAAAGAAGGTCGCCATTTTCTTTGAAAACTTCTGTGTCCTCCTCTACAAGATGATGTATTTTGTTTTCATCAAGGTGTGTGCCTATAAGATTGTTAGCTTCCTCTTCTGTCATTATTGGTTGCAGTTTAATAGATTTCATTATTTTATTCTTTCTTGCTCATTTTCAACACATTTCAATACAGCATCAGAAATATTATCAATTGAATATTTTTCTTTAACTTTATCAATTATTTCTCTAAATTTTTGCTCTGTATCAGGTTCATAAAACAATTGTATCATTTTCACGTCATTCAACAAATGGTTTTCATCATCACCTACATCTATGGGATCAGTAATTTGTATATCTTCTTTAGCAAACATACTGTCAAGTTCTTCACTAGTGAAACCAGTTAAATTTAAGTCAACGTCTAAATCTAATAATTTATTGAGTTCCTCTTGTAGAAAATTATAGTCCCACCCTGTTTCTTCATTAATTCTATTATCTGCTATTCTATATGCTTTAGCTTGTTCATCTGTAAAATCACCACGTACTACAGGTACTTTTTTTAAATTTAATTTTTTACTTGCTTGATATCTTGTATGACCCACAACTATCTCATCTTGCATATCGACCACTATTGGTTGTTGAAAGCCGAACTCCTTGATGCTGTTGGCAACCATGTCAATAGCTTTGTCTGATATTTTTCTTGGATTTTTGTCATAAGGTTTAATATCTTTAATATCTGTAAGATGTATTTTCATTAGTTTTCTACCTCCTCATATACTCTTTTTACATTATCAAATTTAAATAAGACTTGACCTATATTGCCATAAACACCTTGTTCTCTAATTTTTCTTGTGATTATTTTTGTAGTATCTTCTTCAAAATCTCTATGAACAACCATGCCTACATCAGCCATATTTGCCCAATGGGCTGAACCACTTACTTGATAAAGGTCAGGTGGTGGGATTACACCACTATCGTTTCTATGAAGTTTATGTGGGTGAGCGACCATCCACACCACAATATTGTGATTTCTAGCAAACTGCTGACATTTGGCTATTATATCTCTTATGTGTTCATCTTCTCTTTTAGCATAATCTCTGTCAGGACTTACTTGATTAAAAGGGTCTATCACTAAACCATTGATGCCAAATCTTCTTTTAGCTAACTTTGCTTTTGTAAGTATAAATTCTATGTTTGGTATTTCCTCTGTATTTTCTATAAACCTAAAATGTCTGTCTAAATATTCTATGCCATTGTTTAATTCTTCTTGATTAATTCTTGCACTTACACCTATATCAAATGGTTTCCTACATCTCTTTTCTAATAATCTTCTTATGTGATTAGGTGTAGAGTGTTCAGGACTAAATATGGCAAAACTCCAATTATGATTCTCTGCTAGGTTCAATAATATTTGATCAAGGAAATTACTTTTGCCATGATTAGGAATGCCTGTTATTAAATTAAAAGTGCTAGGCATAACTTTATAAATGTTATCTAAATTAGGAAAACCTGTAGAAAATGCTTTTTGCTCATTACCATCATATATATTTTGTACTGAAAGATGATATTCTTTTACACTATGCAATCCACTAACTGGAAATTCTTCAGCATGTTCTATACACTCTTTCAATACTTTTGCATCGTTTTCAATAAGACAATCATTTGCATCTTTGCATTGATAATCATCAATTTTGGGAAAACTTACGACCTTACATATATCTTTTCCAAACCTGTGTATTAATTCTAATTTTAATGCTTTGCCATTATGGTCGTTGTCAGTGGCTACTATTACCTCATCAGCATCGAATATCCATTTAGAATGCTCAAATACCTGAAACCTTTTATCATTACTATCATATTTAGCAGTTTGTGGTGCTCCATCAGGTAAACTTACAACATTCTTATATCCAGCTTCATACAGTGCAAGAACGTCCATTTCGCCCTCAACAACTATTACACTTTTAGTTCTTTCAGGTACATGATCTTCATAATCAGGTAAATTATCCCAATGTTTTTTTAACATATCAATATTGTATAAACATTTAGTTGCATTCTTTTCCTGTAAAAATTTTTTATCTTTTGTGCGATATTTTATATTTACAAGTTCACCATCTAAATAATAAGGGAAGCACAATTTATTATCTTTAGTAAATAATTTAAAAGTTTGTGCAGTTTCGCTGCTTATTTTTCTATCTTTGAGCCATAATTTAGCACTATCCGATAGTGTGTGATTTTCGTGAGAAGCTATAGGTATTACTTTTGCTTCCACACTACTAGGGTCTTCTATCCAAGAATTTTTAATTTTTGGTGAAAATGTTGATACATGACTAATATCTTTAGCACCACCTTGCCACTCACAATGATGACAAAACCATAATATAGCATCATGTGTTACAGTAACTGATAAACAATTATCATTTTTTTTCCTACGACCTTTTGAGCAATTAGGGCAAGTAGTTCTATGTTCGTCACTCCCATAATGTGGCAAATGAATGCCTAATTCATTGGCTCTTTCTACTTTACTTTTCATTTAATTCTCCTGTGCTTATCCTACTAATTGATTTAAATTTAATTTAGGTTTTTCTTCTATTGTTTCCCATCTTCTTTGATTTAACCACGTTGTAGCATGAGGAATAAATTTCTCATCTTTTCCGTGAACACTGTTCTTATATTGAACAGTATAGCTATATAATTCATCAAAGTTAATTATTTTGTCAGTTATCTTTAAAAACGAATCATATGCTTTTAATTTAGAACCACTCTTTCTTGGATATAAATTCCACCAAT